AAGATTAATACCTTTGCCACCAAGTTTCGGAACCCAACTTGGAATTTTTATTCCATTCAATCCAGAAATCACGGAGTTTACAAGCCCGATCACCTGATTTAAAGGACGTTTTGCAAATCCAACAAGTGCCTCAAATGCTCCTTTGAATATTGTTTTTACACCAGTCCATGCCTTTTTCCAGTTTCCTGTAAATACACCTTCCAAAAATGTTATTATGCCACTAAATGCTGTTGTAACTCCATGAATTATGTCCAGTGTTGATTTAAGCCATCCTGATGCTCTGGCTACAATAAATTTAAATGCAGCTCCAAATACAAGTTTAAATGCTCCAGCAACAAATGTTGCAACTGGTCTTAAAAATTTAACAACCGCAGCTCCTGCTCTTCCTATTTTTCCAAAAGAACTAGCTGCCATTGTTCCAATCTTGCGCACTGTCTTTCCAAGTTTTTGAGTATCAACCCCTGCATCATTCATCGCCTTTACAACTGCCTTCTGCATTTTTCTTGCTCCGGCGGTTATTTTATCCCAGTTTTTATATACCAGCACCGCTGCAACAGCGATTGCCGCCAATACCAAGGCAATCTTTCCTCCAGGTCCTAAGAAAGCAGATATACTTTCTGCTTGTGAGAACTTTCCATACAGCGTGACCATTCTTCCTGCAAGACTTCCTATTCCTGTTGTAAGTGTTCCAATAATTTTTATTACCGGACCTACTGCTGCAACAGTCAGTGCCATTCTTACGATAAATTTTTGCGTTTCGGGATTCAGCTTTGAAAATTTCTTTGCAAAATCAGCAAGTTTTGTTGCACCTGTAGTAATTGATGGCGCAACAACTTTCAATACAGAGCTTCCAAAGACCGTCAATGAGTTTTTTGCTGAATTGATTGCTTTTCTTATGTCACTCGTTGACGTTTTCATATCTTTCAGGGCTTTTTCTGTTGCTCCTGATGCCTGATTCATTTTCTTTGTCTTCTCTCGAAATGTATCATATTGTGACCCAGTCAATGCGATCGCCGCTGTTAATGCTCTGGAATTACTGAACAGCTTTGCCATTTTATCTGACTGTCCGCCTGTTTCCTTTTGCAAGATTTTTAGTACTCCAGACATTCCT